TCGCCGGAGGAACAGACGATGCAGCTTTCGTTTTTCGGCGCACCCGATCCAATCACCCACTTCAGCTTTTCCACAGTCACCGGCACGCCGCAATTCTCTACGAAAACGCCCCTTGTAAACACGCAATCGCCTAAGTTGTCCGCGCGGAGCGTGAGACTGCCGCAGCCGTAGAAGCCTTTCATATAAACGGCCTGCGAACACGTTCCGCTGAGGGTGATGATATGATTTTCAGTCAGCAGGCGGGGGAGGGCGTCGAGATAATCTTGCAGCTCCGACGCTGGCATGGTGACATAGCGTTGGGGCGCACCGGTAGCCAGCACCATCTTTCGCACCGGGCCGCAGTCGCTTTCGGTGATGAGACCGGCAGGGGAGCAGCGCACTCGTGCGCCGCCGTCCTTGCTAACGGTCTGGCGCAGATAAAACCGCAGCACCGTGTCGCTTCCGGCCTGAATGGTCACCGGCTCGTCCAGCCGGTAGACGCAGTAGAGAATTTCCCCCTCATCGGGATCTTCCGCGTAGACGCCCAGCTCCGTCAGCGTGTATGAGGTCTCCAGTTCTATCGCTGCCAGCGTTACGGGCAGAACGGCGGTGTCCCCGGTACAGCAAGCCTCGCCCACCGTTAGTGTCTGCCGGATCTCCGGCAGCGCCGCGGCATTGAGGACGTCTGTGGTATGTCCGCTGCCGCCCACCACGCGGCTCACCCGCAGACAGGCGCCCGCGGCGGTTTTCGCCGTCAGCGCAAGGCCCTTGTTCGTATATGTTCCCTGAATATTCATAGCCCGTCTCCTATCTCAGCCGCCGAATGCCCCGTCTGGGACGCTGGGGCAGGGGAGCCGTCACCACCGGCGCGGAGGCGGGCAGACGGCTTTTCACGTCCTCCGCCAGTGACGCCTGATACGCCGCGCGGAATTCCTCCGTCCGGCGGTCCGTGTCGCCGTCGTCGCCCCCCGCCAGCAGCGGTGCGAAGGACTGGGGCACGCCACCCCGCTCCAAGGCGGCTCTGGCCCGCTCCACCTGCTCCCGGCGGAGCTTTTCCGCCCGCAGAGTTTCCAGTTCCTGCTTTTCTTCTTCGTTCATATATTACTCCTCCGTCTCCATGGTTTCCTCGGCCTTGCGCCGCAGTTCCTCCTCCGCGTCCTTCACCCACGGCAGCTGTTCCAGAATGGTGCGCTTGGACAGCAGGGGAGAGAGGGACAGCAGCGTTCCTGCCAGCGCCGTGTGATCCTGCGGCAGATTCTTGTAAAACGTGACCTGCCCCTGTTCCAGCGCCACCGGCGTCCCCAGCAGGGCAAAGCCGCCGGAAAGCGCCGTCAGCAGCCGGTGCAGGCCGTCCAGAAAGCTGCGCTCCTTGGCAAGGCGCACCTGCTCGATGCCCCACAGCTTGTACTGCATCGCCACGCCGGAGGCGTTCCCGGCGAAGCGCTCGTCGGAGAGATCCGGCGTCATGCTCAGTTCCAGAATACTGCGGCGCAGATTGCTCTCCAGCTGGGCAAGGGCCTCGTGGTTCAGATTCTTCACCACGAATTCCGCCCGGCCCCCCTCCGCCAGAGAGAGGATGCGGGTGCGGTTGGCCTCGTCGATGTCCCCTTGGGTCGTTCCCTGCATCCCGTACAGGGCGAGGAAGGCGTTGGCCACCGACTGCATATCGTCCATGGCCCCGGAGAGCAGCAGGTTGTATGCGTCCAGCAGGCCCGTCACCATCTCGAAATCGCCGCAGGTCTGGCAGTTGTTGTTGAAGGGCACCAGCGCCAGATGCCCCGGCAGATTTTCCTCCGGCACGCCCAGAGCCACCCGCT